GACATACCTAGATTGTTAGAAATTGTGGAGGCATACGCCTATGAAAACCCTATTAAAAAACTTGGTGAATCGCATAATCACTTTCCCCGCTATGTTGAAGAACTATTGTTTAGCATCATTCAAGGGCGTGGGTTTATTTATATCGATTCGCATCTCAGGGGCGCGATTGTGGCTTATAAAAGTTCTAACATTTGGTCGCCCAAAGTAAAAGAATTAAACGAATTATTGTGGTGGGTAGAACCTGAACATCGCAATGGAACGGTTGGCGGTAGGCTTTGGAAAGCGTTTGATGAACGCGCAAAGGAAATGCTAAAAGCGGGTGATGTAGATTTTGTTTGCACTTCAATTTCTGCAAACGGTCCGTTAATTGATTACACGCGCAGGGGATACAAATCCCTTAGTGCAACTTTTGTTAGGGAATAAAATGGTAGCAACAATGATTGCCGCGGGCGCGGGATGGTTGGCAGGGGCAACAGGAATGAGCATTGCTTATGCTACCTTTGCCGTAAACTTTGCCTTGTCAATGATTGTTTCTAGAATTTTTGCCGACAACCCTGAAACGCAACAAGACATGGGCGTAAGGCAACAAGTACCGCCAAGCGCAGTTAATGCTATACCTATTGTTTACGGTAATGCGTACATGGGCGGCACATTCGTTGATGCGGTTTTAACAACCGACCAAACAACAATGTACTATGTTTTGGCTATTTCAAGCATTAGCCCTAATGGTCAATTTACTTTTGATACCGCTGATATGTATTACGGCGATAGAAAAATTACATTTGATGGAAGCGATTTAACTAAAGTTGTTAGCCTTACCGATGAAGCGGGAAATGTAGATACAAAAGTTAGCGGCTATCTTTATATTAATCTTTATAAATCTACAACGGGCGGCACAATTACATCAGCAAATGGCGCATCAGCACCTAGCACGGTTATGGGCGGTTCTGATATTGCCGTTGGTCAGCGTTGGACAGGAACGCGGCAAATGAATGGTTTAGGCTTTGCTATTGTCAAACTAATTTACAACCGCGATGCCGATACAACGCAACTTAACCCAATTACTTTTAAAGTAGCGCATACGCTAAACGGAACAGGCGTAGCCAAAGCGGGCGATGTTTGGTATGACTACATGACCAATGCGGTTTATGGCGGCGCGGTAGATGCGGCGTTTGTAAATAGTACAAGCGCAACCGCATTAAACGCGTATGGCGACCAAAACATTACATTTACAAATAGTAGCGGCGCACCATCTACGCAACCGCGCTACCGTATCAACGGCGTATTAGATGCGGGGCAATCGGTTCTTTCCAATGTTGACCGCATTGTTTCCGCTTGCGATTCTTGGATGGCTTATAACGCCCCATTGGGTCAATGGTCGGTAGTTATTAACAAAGCCGAATCAACCGCGTATGCTTTTAATGACAACAACATCATTGGCGAAATTCGCGTTAGTGCTAGTGATATTACAAGTTCAATTAATCAAATTGAAGCGCGATTCCCATTTAAAGAAAACCGCGACCAAGCCGCGTTTGTAAACATTGAAACACCTAGCGGATTACTTTACCCCAACGAACCCGTTAACAAGTATTCAATTACTTATGACTTAGTTAACGATTCCGTGCAAGCGCATTACCTTGCTAATCGTTTGCTTGAACAAGCGCGGGAAGATTTGATTGTTTCTTTTAGCACTACTTATTACGGCATCCAAGTTGATGCGGGCGATGTAGTTAGCGTTACCAATTCTGATTACGGTTGGAGTTCTAAACTATTCCGCGTAATGAAAGTTAACGAAGCATCATTACCCGATGGCTCATTAGGGGCTAAATTAGATTTAACTGAATACAACGCACAAGTTTATGACGACAAAGACATAACGCAATTTACGCCCGTACCTAATTCGGGTTTGACTACACCTAGTTATTTTTCAGCATTAGCCGCACCTACAGTTACGGGATTCCCAAGCGCGACCATTCCTAACTTTAGCGTTACTGTTTTTGTTCCAGTTACAGGGCGTGTAACTTTTGCAAATCTTTTCTTTACAACAAGCGCAACGCCAACCGCCGCTGATTGGCAATTGTTGACTACTGCAACAACAAGCAATAGCCAACCCGTTACTAATAATTCTTTTTACACATTTACAAACTTAACTTTAAATACTGGCACATATTACTTTGCGTATTTGGTTGGAAATGATGTTGGACAATCTACTTTAAGTACAAAAAGCACGGCGTTTGTTTGGTCGCCCGTAGCGAGTGCAGGACCTACGGGGGCTACAGGCCCTACGGGTAGTTTAGGTCCTACGGGCGCATCGGGCGCGGTCGGGGATACAGGCCCGCGAAACGCGCAAGTTTATTTCTACTACAACACGGGACAAGCAAGCGCACCAACCGCACCTACAACGGCACAGGTTGCGTATAACTTTTCAACACAAACCGCAAGCATTAGTGCAAGCGGTTGGAGTACAACATTTAACCCAAGCGCGGTTTCAACAACATCTGCTAACAATAAATATTGGGCGGTTCTTGTTGTATTTCAAGAAATTACTTATGGCGGTTCTTATAGCGAAAATATCAGCACGGTATTTACTTGGCAAAACTTAAATGGATTAGTTACTTTTACCAACCTTTCAAATTCGGTTGGTTCGGGTGGAACGACAACTACATTCATTGATGGCGGCGCAATTACTGCTAATTCATTGCAAGTTGACAAAATTACATCAGGAACAACAAGCACATTAAATGGAGGTGTTTTTACCCTTGGTAATGCGGGCGTAGTTCTAAATGGTTTTTCAGGTGTAGGCGGTTTTGAATCAACAACAAACAATCGTTATGCGTTAATGGCGTTTCAAGAAACCCCATCAGTAAATACTGGTGCGGCATTTGGTGCATCTACTTATTCAAATGGTGCGCCCGCAATTCATGCGTTTTCGACTTATGACCTTAACTACAATTCTTTTTATACTGCTACTGCATTATCAACAAATACATCCGCACTAAATAGCAGATACAACCGTAGTATTGGAACGCCAAATAATATTGCACTTGTTCCTTACAATGCAACAACATTGGATGCGTTAGACAATGCGGGTTATTTTGCCTATTACGGGCCAACCGCATCTAACAGAATTGCAGAAGCATTTATAGCAAACACAACAACGCAAAGCGCAATAGTTTGTCGCCGATACAACACAAGCGGTACAACTTTATTATTTGAAGCCTACATTTGTAATGATAGTTATACGTTGCAATCTACAACGGGTGCGATTTATTCTGCGGGCGGTTACTTACCGTTTACAGGAACGCACGATGGTTTAATTGAAGTAACTGAAACCCCGATTGTTGGTGACATTGTTGTTGATTACCAAGTTGAAGCGGTGTTAGATGTTTCTAATATTGTTATGCTTTACAAGAAAAGCGCAACCGCAAATCAAAAAGGCGTTATTGGCGTTTGCATCCAAGTTTTTGATGTGCCGCCAACCGATTGGGATGAATATTTAAATGCGGGAGAAATTGACCCCGTTACAGGCAATCCCATGCCAAACCCTACACCCGTTCCAAACCCAATGTATTACCCTATCCCTGCGGGGCAAAAGGTAATCCACATAAATGCTTTGGGTGAAGGGCTTATTAATGTATGTGGCGAAAGCGGCGACATTGAAATTGGCGACCTAATTGTTACAAGTTCTATTGCGGGCAAAGGCATGAAACAAGCGGATGATTTTGTTCGTTCTATTACGGTAGCCAAATCCCGTCAAGCGGTAACTTTTTCTAGCCCAACCGAGATACAACAGATTGCGTGTATTTATTTAGGCGGTTAGAATATGAAAATACAAGACACCATTAGCCCGCGAGTGCGCGGATGTTCTGACTAAGTTTAGGGAACGCTAATATGGCGATTTTCAATAAGAATACCCTTGCACAAGTAAGCGGGTTCGACAACCCCATTCTTGCGGGCGAATTGGTATGGAATCAACAAACCTATTGGAATTTGACATTTCAAACGCCAATAGGAACAGACATCAATTTAACTGGTGTCACTATCAATGCACAAATTGTTCGCCGTGAGTTGTCAAACATTATTGATACCCGCAACGGGTTGACATTTGACATCACAGATTACAACCCGCCCCCTGCCGCCATTCCTTTAACCGTAACAAACATTGACGCGGTAAACGGTAGTTTTACATTGGTAATTGATGCCGCCGCATGGGGTTTAATAAATAGTGATTCTGAACTTTATATCAATGCTCAAGATTGCGTAGGTTTTTCAGGTCGCGTAAAAGTTAGTTTTCCCGCGGCAGGAACTACACCCGCTGATGATTTAATCATTTTTCTTTTATTTTTGGTTCGTTCTGATGGAGTTATTGTTCTATGACATCCGTATCTATAAACACAGGTAGCAATATTGTTCTTAAAGTTGACCGCGGTGTTCAAGGCCCTACAGGACCTACGGGTGCTTTTGGCGGGCCTACGGGTGCAACTGGACCTACAGGGCCAACGGGTGCAACGGGGCAAGGTATTGCTTTAAAAGGAACTGTAGCGACACCGCAAGATTTGCCTTTAGTTGGAAATGTTGTCGGTGATTCATACATTGTTCAATCTAACGGTAGTCTTTACACATGGTCAGGAACGGCTTGGATTAATAACGGCCCGATTGTTGGCCCAACGGGTGCAACGGGCGCAACAGGACCGACAGGCGCACAAGGTAATGTCGGCGCAACGGGCGCAACAGGGCCTACGGGCGCACAAGGCATTACGGGTAATGTAGGACCGACAGGCCCGCAAGGGGTGCAAGGCATCCAAGGCGTTCAGGGCATACAGGGCATCCAAGGCCCGACAGGGGCGCAAGGTGCTACGGGCGATACGGGTGCGACAGGACCTACGGGCGCGGGCGGCGTTAACGGTAGCACAGGACCTACGGGCGCGATTGGCCCGACAGGGGCGCAAGGTGTTCAGGGTAATGTTGGCGCAACAGGCCCGCAGGGGTTGCAGGGCATCCAAGGCGCGACAGGGCCTACGGGCGCAGATAGCACCGTTGCAGGGCCTACAGGACCAACGGGGGCGCAAGGCTTGCAGGGCAACGCAGGGCCAACTGGCGCACAAGGCGTACAGGGCGACCAAGGTATTCAGGGCGTACAAGGCGTTGCAGGGCCTACAGGGGCGCAGGGCGCGGTTGGGGCGACAGGGCCAACGGGCGCACAGGGCTTGGTCGGGCCTACGGGTAGCGCGGGTGCGGTTGGTGCTACTGGTGCAACGGGCGCGGCATCTACCGTAGCAGGGCCAACAGGACCTACGGGCGCAACGGGTGCTGATGGTCAATCATCATCGTATTACCAATATGATGCGAACACTACGCAAACATCAGGTACGCCGCCCGCGGGTGATGTCTATTGGAATAACGCAACGCAAACATCTGCAACCGCACTTGTTTTTAGTCATTTGACAAGCAACGGAATTGATGTTGATTTGTTCTTAGGATTCTTAAAAACAGGCGATAGCATTGTTTTGCAAGATGCAAACAATTCAACCAATTATCAAAAATGGGTTTTATCTGCTGACCCAACAATAGTAGCAAATACATCAGTAACTTGCCCCGTTACTTTGTTAACATCTAGTGGCACGGGAACAACTGGTTTTGCAAACAATCATCCATTGATTGCGGTTTTGCAATCCGTGGGCGTGGTTGGACCAACAGGCGCAACGGGTGCAACTGGTGCGGCAAGCACGGTAGCAGGGCCTACGGGCGCGGTAGGGGCAACAGGACCTACAGGCGCACAGGGTAATGTTGGTGCGACAGGGCCGACAGGGGCGCAGGGAATACAAGGCGACCAAGGTATCCAAGGCATACAGGGCGTTGTCGGGCCAACAGGACCGCAAGGCATCCAAGGTATCCAAGGCGACCAAGGAATTCAGGGCGTGGTTGGGCCAACGGGCGCACAAGGTATTCAAGGTGTAACAGGGCCAACGGGCGCGGATTCTACGGTTGCAGGACCTACAGGGCCACAAGGCATACAGGGCGTTCAGGGTGCGGTCGGGCCGACAGGCGCACAAGGCGCACAAGGTATCCAAGGTGATGTCGGACCAACAGGGCCTACAGGCGCAACGGGCGCGGATAGCACGGTTGTTGGCCCAACAGGACCTACGGGCGCACAAGGTATTCAGGGCGTTGTTGGACCGACAGGACCGCAGGGCGTACAAGGTATTCAGGGCATCCAAGGCGTGACAGGCCCAACGGGAAGTACGCCCGCTATTGGCGGTTCTAACACGCAAGTTCAATACAACAATGCGGGTTCGTTGGCGGGTTCTGCCAACATGACATTTAACGGCACTACGCTAACTGCCACAGGGTTTTCTGGCCCTTTAAATGGTACTGTTGGTGCGACTACTGCCAATACTGGTGCGTTCACTACGCTGAGTGCATCAAGTACTATAGTTAGCACTAGTTATGGCACTTTTAAAGGCTTACGAATTGGTTTAGACGGAGGCAATGATATTTTTAACGCTTCAGCGGCAAATACTTATTACACCACATCAACTAATAGTTACGGTCATGTTTTCGGCAACTCAAGTGGTGGAAATTATTGTACGATTTCTTACACGGCGATAATTTTTAACAGTAGCAACGTAGAACGTGCCCGAGTACAAACAGGTTTTTCAGTAGGCACAACCGCAGATGCGGGCGCGGGTGGCATATTTGCTACTGGCAACATCACCGCTTATTATTCTGATGCGCGATTAAAAACCGTTAGCGGCAAGATTGAAAACGCATTAGATAAAGTATCTAAATTGTCGGGCGTGTACTACACCAACAACGATGTTGCTAAATCATTTGGTTACACAAGCGAAGAAACACAAGTGGGCGTATTGGCACAAGAAATTGAAGCCGTAATGCCGCAAGTTGTTAAAGCCGCACCATTTGATTTGGATGAACACGGCAACAGTAAATCAGGCGAAAAATACAAAACGGTTCAGTATGACCGCCTTGTTCCGTTGCTGATTGAAGCCATTAACGAACTGCAAGCCAAAGTAAAAGCATTGAAAGGTGAGTAATGACACTAAACGCATCAGGGCCAATTAGTTTAGGTGGCCCTACTACAGGGCAATCAATCAACCTTGAATTGGGTAACTCCGCTACTGCGGTGGCTTCAATTGATAGCGCACCGTTTCGCACATTGGCGGGGGTAGCATCAGGAACAATTGCGTTGTCCAATTTTTACGGTAAATCAAGCAATTCGTATTGGGTTTTAGCCGCTAGTACTAGTGTTTTAAATCGTGGTTTTACGGCTTCAGCCAATGGAATTTTATGTGTCGCAAGCGGTATTAATTCAGACATTACAGGAACTAATAATATTTACTTTTTTGATGCAAATGGTGCGTTATCAAAAAGTACGGCGGTTTCAAGCCTAAATGATAATTGGTCAGGGACATACTCTCCGAAACAAGTATATCTTTCTGCTTGGGTAAACAACAATACTTTTGCCACACCGATATTTTATCCATCTGGTGCTAGATTCTATTACCCATACGGCGTTGCGCCGTTTAATAGCACGGCAAATCAAAACCTTAATTCAAGTAATCTTTGGACTTACGGGACAAGTACGACATCAACTTTTGATTCTGATTTTTCTCTAAAAGGAAATTTTACTGACACTAGCGGCAATGTTTATTTATCTGCAAGAAGGCCCAATAGGACTGCGGGCAAAGCATCATTTGACCAAGTTTCCGTCTATTCTTATACTTCAAGTGGTAGTGTAAGGTGGAGTTTTAGAAATTATCAATATGCGCGTGACGAATATCAATCAAACTATGGGCTTGTACGAACAGACGGTGTGGTTGTGATTATTGGGGCAAATCAACAAGAT